AGTCTCAGGCATTTCGTCCGTTCTGTCTGGCCGTGGCGAACAGGGTGTACGTTCTGCCGGTCACGCTTCCCAATTGGCTCGTCTTGGATCTTCCCGCGCCAAGAAACGCGCAATGGTTGTCGAGGACAGCTTGGAAAAGATGGCAACGCTGTATCTGAAATTGATGCAAGAGTATGATCCATCTGTGTTGAAAGACGTAGAAGGCAGCAAATTTATTCCTGCTCAGTTCACCAAAGACTATGTCGTGAAGGTGGATGGACACTCAAACAGCCCAATCTTCATGGAAGACCAACGCTCGCTAGCGTTCAACCTGTTTAAAGCCGGTGCGATAGACAAGGAAAGCCTGATTGACCTCCTTGATCCTCCGATGAAACAACTTTTGAAAGAGCGCCTTAAAAGAATGGAGGATAAAGCTGCGGCCAATCCTCCTCAAGCCAAACCTGCTGCAAAGCCAAAACAGGGGTAAAATATGGCAAAAGGTCAGCAAATTAATCCAGTTCGGGGCGACCAACCAAGGGCTTCAACTCCCCAGTTGTCTAGAGACGTAAAACCCGCTACTATGGATTATCGAATTAGTGGTATGAAGTCTTACACACCTCGTACTACACCTAGACAGGCAAGGAGGCCGTGATGGCTTACAAGTCAGTAAAGCGTTCGCGTCGCGGCAAGCGTCGTTAACAAATTTGGGGACGTTCCACTTTAACTTAGGAGGCCAACATGGCTCGTAAGGCTCACAAGCGTAAGGCGAAGCGCTAATTAGCTCTTCACTATTCTACCCCCCCTCGGACCCTAGCATAGGAGCGCATCATGCGTCGCAAGGCTCGTAAGGCACGTCGCTAACTAATACACGGGTTAGACCCGTCTATTAAGCGATTTCCCTGAAGGGGGGGAAACCAAAAAATACCCCTTCACTTTTTTTAAGGGAACGGACATGGCTGATAACGCAGATATGATGGCACTGTTACAAGGCGCAGGCGGGGCAACCCCTGGTGGCGTTTCTGTCGGTGAAGCTCCTGTTAATTCGCCTCCTCCGATGCCTGCTCCGATGTCCACCCCTGAACCTAAAGCTGGCGTTAAAGAAGCCGCTCTCGTCAACGTCTCAATGGCGCTTGATTTGATCGAGCAAGCTCTTCCAGCGATTGGTTCTGAAAGCCCAGAAGGTCGCAAGCTTGTCTCGGCTCTCACCACTCTTACTTCAGTTCTTGGTCCGAAAAAGCAACGGGCTGGCGAATTGCAGAACGCTGAAATTCTTCAGCTACTTCAAAACCTTCCTCAGGCCGGTGGTGGAACTCCTGGTTCTCGCATGATTGCTGGAGCACCTCCAAATCTTGGCATGATGAACCCTCCTGGTGCACCTCCGGCTCCTCCTGCTGGCGGTCCTCCGGCTGGTGCCCCTCCCGCAATGCCTCCTATGTAAGGAACATACTATGGATCTCTACAAGCCACGGGGTGCTTCATCCCCTCGCAATGCAACAACTGACAAGCAAGAAAATGGTCAGATTGTTAACACGCCTCGTTTCGCGCACTTCGGCGGTTTGTCGAATGCTTCGAAAATTGGCACCAAGAACCGTCTTGCTATCAAGCCTCCTGGCGATGGTCGCAAAGTTATTTAAACTGAAGGATAGGGGACAACAATGCCTTCTTTAGAAGATCTAACACCTGACGCACGCGACGAATTGGCGCTTTTGGCACGCGAATTGGCCGAAAATCCCAACACACGGGAGTCATTTCTGCGTTTAACCAAAAAAGCTCGTCCTAACCTGACAATCGACTCGATTGACATGAAAGACGATCTTGATAGCCGTTTTAAAGTTATGCAAGAGCAGAACGACGCCCTTCACAACAAGTTGAGGGAACGTGATGCTCTTGATGAGCTTCAAAATCGCCGTAAAAACTTGGTGAAGACGGGTAAGGCAAAGTCGGAAGACGATGTCGGTGAGATTGAAAAGGTTATGCTCGAAAAGGGCATTACAAATCACGAAACAGCAGCGGATTACTACGAGTTCATGAAGACCTCGGCGAAACCTACCTCGCCAAACGTCTTCAATAGCTCGTTTATGAATGAGACAGCCCGCGATACACTGTCGAAATTTAGAACTAATCCTGTAGCTGCTGCTCGCGATGAAGCTGCAAAAGCTCTGTTTGAACTGAGGAAAAACCCTCGGCCAATCGGCTTTTGATCGGGGACTTAACAAAGTAAGGAAGTAAGCGATGGCTATTGGTGGTGGTATTGTACCCGCATCCGGCACTTCGCAGTTTAACGAATTAACGTACGTCACACGGCGTGCGTTTATTCCTAAGTTGGTGGTGCAGCTTTATAACAGCACCCCGCTTATGGCTGCGCTGATTGCCAACTCTCAAACCGCTACGGGCGGTGTTTCGTCCGTCACGGTTCCTGTTCAGGGCGCTCAGTTCGTGAACGCTCAGTGGTCAGACTACTCTGGTTCGTTTGCACAGCCTGCTGTCCAGCAGGGTGCGTTCAACGCCGAGTTTGATCTGAAGCTGATGATTACGCCAGTTCCGTTCCTCGGAATGGAAGGCGTTGTTCAGCAGGACCACGCGATCATCCCACTTATCGAAGCTCGTATGAACGATGCTACGAACGTGATGATGGATGCGATGTCTTACTCGCTCTACAACAACACGACGAACACCCAGCAGTTCACGGGTCTTCCTGCTGCCGTTGATAACGGCACTGGCACCGCGACTTACGGCAACATCAACCGGAACACCTACACTTGGTGGCAGTCCGGCCAGTATGCCGCTGGTTCCGTCAACCCAACCCGTCAGAACGTGCTTCAGTACATTTCTGGTACGGTTAAGAAGGGTGCGGAAGTTCCTACCTTTGGCGTCTGCGGCTTCGGCACTTGGACGCTTCTTGCTCAGGACTACGTTGGTCAGGAACAGTATGTCATCACCCCAGGTTCGGGCTTTGACACTGACGCAAACGGCCCACAGGCCGCGTTCCGCGCCCTCATGGTTGCTGGCGTTCCAATCTATCCAGACCCGTACTGCCCAGAAGGCACGGTGTATCTGCTCAATACCAACTATCTCTCGCTCTACATTCATGAGCAGGGCCAGTTCGTATTTACGGGCTTTGAAAGCACCCTTCCTAACTGGCAAATTGGTTATGTTGGCGCAGTTCTTACCATCGCAGAGTTGGTAAGCACCAAGCCTAAGAGCATGACCAAGGTGACGGGCTACAACTCGCTCACGCTCTAAGGAGGATCGAATGGCTCTTTCTATGAATAAAATTGTCGTCAGCAATCTGTTGACGAACACTGCGGCCTCGTTCTTCCAGACGACGAGCATTGCCAACGTTGGTAGCGGTAACGCCACCACGATGACCAGCGCTCAGTTTGTTCCGGCTGGCGTTTATGTTCTTTTGCCGACGGCTAACGTCACAATTGAATTTAACCAGGGTACTTCTGGCGCCAACTCTTGGTCAACTTGGATTGCAGCGAACACGGGTGCAACGATCTTCTCAGACGGCTGGAACGTCCGTGCGAATGCCACGACTGGCACTCAGACGGTTACGCTCTACACGGTTGATGGTGGTCAGGCAGCTACTGGTCAGTTCAACGCTAGCTAAAGGGGACTAACCGATGGCTAATCCTGACTCAGTAGGTCAGAATACACAGGACAGCTTCGGCAACTTCAAAGTTGCCTTGGCTGGTCCGGTATCTCTTACCGCAACTGGTAATGCTGTTGTTGCCTTGCCGTTCCTTAAAGGCGGTCTAGGCGGCACTGGTTCCATTATCATTCGTCGCATCACAATCAACAACCTGAGCAACACGGTTGCCGGTGGCGCTGCTCCTAACGCAGCTCTTGCCAACGTCTCCATTGGTTTCACCAATGACGGCGCAAACCTTGTTACTGCGAATACGGTTTTGACAAACCTCACGGGTGCTAACACCTTTGTGGATCTCACGCTTGCAGCAGCAGCTAACTCGACGTCTTACACGGCGAACGCTCTGTTTCTGAACGTGAACACAAGTGTTGCTAACGCTCAGGTTTTCATCTCTGTGTTTGGTGATGTGCAGTTCTAATGGTTTGGGTAACGAACAAGGGCGACGAATTTCATGTCGATATTTGGGGCGGCGAAAAGTTTTCTTTTCCGCCTCAAAAATCGGTAGAAATTTCTAATGACCTTGCTCGTCAAATGTTTGGATACGGGGTTGAAGACAAGACCTCACTATTGGTTAGGCTTGGCTGGACCAAAATCTCAACGGACATTCCTGCGGCTCTGGAGCGTCTCGATAAGTTTGTGATTTCGGAAACTCAGCCTACAACCTACCACAATGCGTCCCCAGTGGTAGACCGAGTACCCTTCCCTGCGTCGCGGCAGGGCGGGGGAAAGGGCTTAAAGTGATGTTGGTGTTAGATGGCTACAACTCTTCAAACTTACATCACGTTGACGCGCAGGCTTTTGCACGACGCTAACGCAAATTTCTGGTCTGACCAAGAGCTTACCGATGACATTAATAATGCCCGCAACCGTCTCATTCGAGACACGGGCGTAAATCGCGTTATTCAAAACACTGTAGCCATTCAAAACCAAGAATTGTACACTTTTGACAATTCCATTGGCTCTGTTTCGGGCGTTCTGGTTACCAACGCTGGATCTGGTTACACTTCAACTCCCAATGTCACCTTTGATAGTGGTACTGCGGCTGCGTATGCGACGATCAGCCAAACTGGTGAGTATGGTTCAAACGCTGCTGGCTCTATCTCGTCAATTACCGTGACGAATGGCGGCGTTGGCTATATAACTGCGCCTAATGTTACCATTACGAGCACGGATGGAAACGGCTCTGGAGCGACGGCTCAAGCGTTTTTAACGGGTATGCCTGAAGGCTTGCTCACAATGGATATCATCAACATTAACCTGTATTGGGGCAACAGTCGCATTCCTATGCGCTATTTGCCTTGGACACA